GGTTGCACCCAACAATGAAGCCAGTGGAGCTGGTAGAGCGTGCGCTCCGCAACTCGTCAAAATCCGGCGACTTGGTTCTTGACCTGTTTGGCGGATCGGGAAGCACGATGATTGCCTGTCAAAAGATGGATCGCAAATGCTGCTTAATGGAATTGGATCCAAAATACGCCGACGTGATTATTAAACGTTGGCAGGACTATACAGGCTTGGTTGCTGTGCACGCTGATGGAGGAACCTTCGCCGAAGTGCAAGCTGAACGCCTTGGTGTAGAGGTGGCCGCTTAATGCCTCTGATGGGCATCAACGAGTACGCCCGGCACCGCGAATGCCGTCCGTATTCGGTGCAGTGGGCGATCAAACAGGGCCGGATCACCCTGGAGTCGAATGGCAAAATCGACAGTGAAAAGGCGGATGTGCTGTGGCAGTTGCGCACTAATCATTCGATGAATGCCCGCGGCAAGGACTCGATTCACAAAACCCGCAATGGCGCTCTTGCCGAGTTGGCTGGCGCCGCGGCGGATGGCGCCGCCGGAGGCCCAAATTTCTCCCAGGCCCGGGCGGTCAAGGAGCATTATCACGCGCGATTAGCGCAGCTGGAGTTCCAGGAAAAAAGCGGGAAGCTGGTCCCCGCCGATCAGGTCAAAGTCGAAACGTTCAATCGCTTTCGTGGCCTTCGTGACAGCATGCTCGCAATCCCAAACAATGTGGCTGAAAAGTTAGCCATCACTGACGATCCGCACCAAGTGGCGCAAATATTGACCGCGGCCATTCATGAATCCCTCAACGACTTTGCAAACAGCAACGCAGGTTAGCCAATTCATCGGCACGATTGTTGCTGATGCTTTGCGACCTGATCCTGTTCTTTCGGTGTGGGAATGGGCCGATGAATTCCGTCGATTAAGCCAGAAGTCTTCGGCGCAGACGGGCAAATACCGCACATCCAAGACGCCTTACTGGCGCGAGGTGATGGAATGCCTGTCCGCGCACTCGCCGGTGCGGCGTGTGGTCGTGCGCAAGCCGGCCCAGGTCGGGTTCACGGAAGTTCTGAATAACTGGACCGGTTACATCATCGATCACGCTCCAGGGCCGACTTTGCTCGTGCAGCCGACCGTCGACATGTGCAAGCGCTACTCAAAACAGCGCATCGCTCCAATGATTGAAGACACTCCGGTGCTTCGCGCAAAAGTCACAGAGATGAAGAGCCGCGACTCGGGGAATACGATCCTGGAGAAGGATTTTGCTGGCGGTGTCCTGGTCATGGCCGGCGCGAACTCGTCGACTGGCCTGCGTGGACGCCTACCCGCACGATGTAGACGAGGAAGGCGACCCAATTGACCTGGCTGTTGCGCGCACGTTGACATTTTCATCGAGCCACAAAATTCTGATGGGCTCGACGCCGACGGTCACCGGGCGCAGCCGAATTGATACCGCGTTTGACGAAACAGACCGCCGTTTCTACCATGTCCCGTGCGTATTCTGTGGCGTCATGGCAGCGCTTCAGTTCAGCCAATTGCGTTGGCCGACCGGCAAGCCACACTTGGCGGAGTACGAGTGCCCATCATGCACGCGCATGATGCAGAACTATCACAAGGATGAAATCCTGCCGCTTGGGGCTTGGGTTCCTACGGCAGAATGCGAACCGACCACTCGCGGATACGCCATCAACGGGTTGTACTCTCCAGTTGGCTGGATGAGCTGGGGTGACATCGCAGAAAAAGCCGAGAAGGCCAAGGTCTCAACCGCCCGGATGCAGGTGTTTGTTAACACTGTCCAGGGCGAAAGCTATGCCATGGCCGGCGAGACGCCGGACGCTCACCGCCTGTACGAGCGGCGTGAGAATTACGCGATCGGCAGGGTGCCGATGGGCGGCCTGTTCTTGACCGGCGCCGCCGACGTGCAGGCAGACCGCATTGAAATCGAAATTGTGGCGTGGGGCCGCGGAAAACAATCGTGGTCTGTTGACTACATCGTACTGCAGGGCAGCACGAAGGATGACGCTATCTGGTCAGAACTGACGAAGGTGTTTGAAAGCTCGTGGCCGAGCGAGTGTGGTCCGGAGATGCGACTCATGCGGTTTGCCATTGACTATGGCTATGCCTCGGACCGCGTTGCGGACTGGGCCCGCGGCAAAGGCCCTTCGGTCATGATGATCAAGGGCGACGCGAAGGCTCCGGCGGTTCTGGGCGCATCCTCGCCGGTCGAAGTCGGCCCGATGGGCAAAAGAATCAAGACCGGCCTGAAGGTGTGGCCTTGCAACGTTGGCTTCGTGAAGGAGGAGCTTTACCGCTGGCTCAACCAAAACCGCCCCGAAGATGGCGAGGAGTTCCCAAACGGTTACTGCCACTTCCCTCAGTATAATTTGGAGTACTTCGAGCAAATTACCGCAGAGCAGCTGGTCACGAAATCTGACCGGTTTGGGTACAAAACGGCGCACTGGGAAAAGAAACGTGCTCGCAACGAGGCTCTTGACGTGCGAGTCTACAACCGAATTGCCGCCTGCGGTTGGGGCCTGGACCGAATGGCGGACAGCCACTGGGCAAAACTAGAAGCGCTCCTGGGCATGCATGCGGCTCGGCTGGCCGAGGCGGATCGGTCGCCCAATACGGTCACCGAATCCCAGCCGCGGACTAGCGTTGCGGCCGTTCCCGGGCAGCCGGCTGCGTCCGCAGCGAAAGGCCGCCGGACTCGGTTCCGCTTCAATTAGGCATCTATGGCACTCACTCCAGCGCAGTTGCAAGAGATCGAGGACGACGCTAAGGCGAATTTCTTCAGCGGCGCCCGCGAGATTCGCCAAGGCGATCGCATGTTGACCATGCACGATCCGGCAAACATGGAGCGCATCCTTACCCGCCTAGAAGCGGAAAAGATGAAGGCAATCGGCGGGACCCGCCGGCGTCGCGTTAAAGCGTTCACCAGCACTGGACTTTAATGGCCCTCACCATCCTGAAACTTGAAACGCCGGCTGCATCCAGCGCGGCGCCGGCGCGCCCGCTGGCGTCCAACCGGCCGCGGCCGCGGGCCTCGTCGTCGTCTCAGGCGGCATCTACAGGCCGGCGCGCTGCCGGTTGGCACGCGCCCTCAATGGGCCCTAACGACATTGCAATTGGTGACCTGGAGCGAATTCGCGACCGCAGTCGACACGCGGAGCGCAACTCGCCATATGCCGGCAACGCAATCGACACGCTGGTTGCCAATTACATTGGCACTGGGATCAAGCCAGTTTCGCTGCACACGGACCCAGCCGTTCGCCTAGCTATTCATAAGGCCTGGCGCCGCTACACCGACCGGTGCGATTTTGACGGTCGAACGGATTATTACGGGCTGCAGACGCAAGCCTTCCGGTCGATGGTCCAGGACGGTGAGGTCCTGGCGCGATATCGATATCAGGATCGCAGCCTTTCGGCACTGCAGCTAGAACTGCTCGAGGCCGACCACCTGCCTCTCAACTTGTCAATCGCGACCGGGTCAAATCTTGACGACGCTAATCGGGTGGTGTGTGGCATCGAGATTGATGGCGATGGCCGCCGGCAAGCGTATCACTTGCTGAAAGTGCATCCAGCAGAGTCGATGTCGGTTTCGCGCGGCGGCTACGGTGAGACGGTTCGCGTCCCGGCGGCCGAGATCCTGCATCTGTTCCATGGGATCCGGCCTAAACAGCTCCGGGGCTTCCCGTGGCTGCGCCGAGTATTGTGGAAGCTGAACGAGCTCGAGAAGTACGACGACGCCGAGCTTGCCCGGAAGGGTTTGGCGTCGGCACTGACCGGATTTATTGTTGGTTCGCCACTGGACGGGGCACCCGCGGTTGGCGATCCGGTTGTTGGTGCATCAAATTCGCCAGGATCTGAGATGGTCAATGTCGAGCCTGGTGTCTTTACCGAGCTGCAGCCAGGCGAGAGCGTGCAGATCGCCGAAACCGCAGACGTCGGCGGTATGTACGACAAGTATATGCAGCAGCAACTGCGGTCGATCGCCGCGGGCTGTGGCGTGACCTACGAGCAACTGACGGGCGATTTGACTGGCGTGAACTACTCATCAATCCGAGCAGGGTTGCTTGAGTTTCGGCGGCGCTGCGAGCAGATCCAATACTCGTGCTTTGTCTACCAGTTCTGCCGGCCTCATTTTGAAGAGTGGATGCGGTGGGCGGTGATCAGCGGCGAGTTAGCTTTGCCCAACTTCTCCCGATATGCGGCTGATTACCTTGAGGTGAAGTGGATGACCCAGGGATGGAAGTGGGTAGACCCGGTGAAAGACACTACGGCGGCCATCATGCAAATCAACGCTGGCCTCACTTCACGGACTGCCGTGGTCAGCGAAAGCGGTGAGGACATCGAGCAGATTGATGGCGAGAACGCCGAAGATATGCGACGCCAGCGGGCACTTAAACTTGAGTACGGGGACAAGGGGCCGAGCAAGCCGTCGAAGGCAATGAATGTCGCTCAGAGCAGTCTGAGCTTCGAAGAAGAGGTCATCGTCCAGTGAAACAACTATCAAGAAGCGCACTGCTGTCGCGGCTCTCCACTCGGGTGTTTGGTACGCCGTTGCTGATTCAGCCGGAAAAGTTAGCCGTCATTTTGCAGTCGGAGGTTGGCCCCCGATTAGCTGGCGCGAATTTTGAACTTGAAGGTCTGCCGGATCCTTCAGCGAAGGCCATGGACATGCGGTCTGAGAAAAAGGACTATCCAGTCACCTCAGACGGTATTGCGATCATCAACGTCTCCGGATCATTGGTCAATCGTTCTTCCTGGCTGGATGCTTACTCTGGCATGACCAGCTACACACAGATTCAAGAGGAGGTCGCTGACGCCGTTGATGATCCCATGATCAAGGGGATTGTGCTTCGGTTTGACAGCAGCGGCGGGGAATGCGCTGGGTGCTATGACCTAGCTGACTACCTCTACAGTATTCGTGGCGGCAAACCCATCTGGGCCGCAGTAGATGATCAAGCATTCTCGGCGGCCTATATGATTGCCTCCGCCTGCAGCAAAGTCTTTGTATCGCGAACTGGTGGCGTTGGCAGCGTCGGCGTGGTCGCGATGCACTTAGATCAATCCGGCTATGACGAGAAAATTGGGCTTAAATACACGGCACTGTATGCCGGAGCTCATAAGACGGATTTCAACAGCCATAAACCATTAACCGATGCGGCCAAAAACGAACTGCAAAGCGAAATTGATCGCCTTTATCAAATGTTTGTTGAAAGCGTGGCGCGCAATCGGAACCTGTCTGCCAAGCACGTTGCAGAAACCGAGGCCAGGCTGTTTTTTGGCGATCGCGCAATTGAAGCGCGGATGGCCGACGAGTTATTGCCGTTCGGACAAGTGGTCGAGCAAATGTCGGCGACCGTGGGACCGCGGCAAAGTTCTGTCCGCATGGAAACGCCCGCCGGCGCCGCGATCGGCGCGGGCTTGGAGCACAATGCGCCCGCGGTAGCGGATGCGGACCCTGACGCTTCTGATCCAGAAGATCTGGAAGATGTCATTGAAGAAATC